TGGCCCGCGTGTTCGGAATGCCGTATTGCTTCGCCAGACGCGCTGCCAAGCCGCAGAATGCGTCAAGTTGGGGCGTGGTGATAGGATAGGCCCCGGCGCTGAAAGGCCGCTCTGTGGCCCCTGCCATCGCCGCCATGGCTATGCCGACCGATCCGGTGTTACAGTTCAGCGTGTGCGCCGCGTAGGCCCCATCGGTCGTGCTGATGTTATCCTCTGGCTTGCGGATGCCCGGCACAATCGAACCGTCGCCGGCCACGCAGTAATGATAGTGACTGCGCGATAGGGCGTCGACGGAATGTGTCGAAGCCGCCCAATGCAGGATGATGCGTTTCAACCCGCCTGTGCTGGCCGCTGGTGTGGGGATCTGTGCCGCTGGCATAGTGGCAACCATCGCCCGCCATGCCGCTTCTGTGCGCGGCCCTGCAACGCCATCCGGCGATCCCACGTCATAGCCGCGCGCGGTCAAGTCGCGTTGCACTTGCGCGATGAAGTCTTTGGTCATGTGGTGATCCCCTTGGTGGTCAGAACCATTCCGTAAAACGCACGGTCTGACCGTCTGTCGGATGATGCAGGAAGCATTCAACCGCCTGCCGATTGACGTATCCATTGCGGTCATGCCAGCTATCGGGCGGTGAAGGGCTGCGCACGGTTTCCACCATGATGTTATCGCCGTCCAAGGCCGGTTGCCCTGTGTTGACCAGCGTCATGCCGATATGGTCTTTTTCGCGTTTGCCCGCCGTCACACCTTGCGCGCGTCTGTTTTTGTGATGCGTGTGGTTGACATACCAATATCGGTGCAGGCACTCCGAAACATGCGACCGCGCCTCTGTCATCATCAGCGGGTAAAGGTCTGTTTCCTTGGCCCCGTCGCCGTGCGTTTCCCCGATCAGGTTCTTGCCAAAGCGATAATATTTCCGGTGACGTTCGCTCAGGCTGTAGTCGGTTGCCGTCACGCGCGGGTCATTCCGAAACCATGTCGCCACATCGTTTGCCAGCGCCCATCCCATCAACCAATCGTGGTTGGACGGGATATAGATCAGATCGACGGGCGCGACGGCTGCGCACATTTCAATGACTTTGACGTAACCGGCCTTCGCCGCTGAATACATCTGCCGGATTGTGCCGTCCGTGTCCTGATATGTGCCGCTTGTCGTAGCGGAACGCGGCCCGTCAACGTGCAGAATGTCATTGCCAAGCGGTAGCAGAATGCGACCGATACCGTGCGGTTCAGCCTTGCGCAAAAGCGCCCGCGTCCCCTCCACCATGCGATGCACCGCAATATCGCGGTTGTAGGTATAGCCTGTTTCAGCCTCGACCGACAACTTGCCGACATGCACATCAGCTAGGCCAACTCGCAACAGGTTGCCGCCTGATGGCGCGGGGCGCTCGGGGAATGATGTGGGCGCGTCGTTTTTCAGATCATCCCATGCCTGCCGGATAAGATCGGCAACAGATAGCGTTTCCGCTATGCCGTCCGCTTTCCACCGCGTTGACCGCCGGATAATATCGCCGTCCTTGTCGGTGATAATCCAGCCGCCGGTTGCGGTTGTGCCGTCCAGCCGCGCCGCGTCGATACTTTCCCGTTGGCCCGGTGATGCTTCGTTGTAAGCCTGCAACGCCTGCCAGCGTCGTTGAAATGTGCAACGGTCCATATCCATTGCCTTGGCCGCGTGTGCGACGATCCCGCCCGCGGCGTGCATGGCCTGCGCGATACCGTCAAAGCGCGGATCGTCCGGCCCGTCAAAGCCGGGGTTTGCCATTACAGGGGCAGCGTTTCTTGCGTTGGCTTCGCAGGCGGCGCTATGAATAGGTCCGGCTGCCTGTAGGCTTGCTCCACCCGCTTGCAAGCTATGTCGAAATAGTCGGGGTCCAGTTCAATGCCGATGCCCTTGCGGCCCAGCTTGGCACAGGCGACTAGGGTTGTTCCTGATCCCATGAATGGGTCAAGGATGGTTTGGGCGTTGGGCAGGAAGCCTAAGCACCATTCCATAAGCGCGACGGGCTTTTGCGTGGGGTGTTGTTTTAGTTCTTCGTTCTTTCCGCCATTGCCAAAAACGCCAAGCGGGGAACGTCGCCAGACCCGGACGGTTGGGGCGCAATTCGTCCAAGCTAGTTCGGCTTGCGCTTGCACCATTTCTGCGGCTTTGTCCCAGACTAGCCACCCTTTTTGCGGCGGCATGTGTTCAAAATAGTTGCCGCCCCAAATGATCGCAGGACAATCCAGAGCGTGGATAAAAGCAACGTCTGCCGCCTTCGCGTCCCAATCCGGCATTCCCTGCCAAAGCCGCCCCTTGCCGCAACCTCCTTGCCACCCTGCAGACGTGCCCCAAGACGCCGCAAGTCCATAAGGCGGATCAGTGACAATGGCGTCATAGGTCAGCCCCGCCATTACATCGCGATTATTGCCTAAATACAGATCGCAATCCCCAATGCGCTCATGGCGCTGCCAAGCGGTCATCCGGCAATCCCCGGTGGCGTTGTGACCGTCTCGTAAGATGTGCCATGCGCCGCAATGCAACTTTCGCCGTCCGGCGTTGTCAGAACCGCCGTCCATGTGCCGCTTGTCGTGTTGGCGTAGACTTCGATCAGGTATCCGTTGTTATCCAGCGCAACCGACATGCGGCCTTCGCCGTATTGGTCGGCCAGTTGTTCCATCATGGTGTTGTGGGGTGCGCATTGGTTTTGCGCAAAAGCAGGCACGGCAAAGCAGGCCGCGAAAACGGCAAAGGCAAGGCGCATTGAGTCGCTCCTAGATGTCCATGTAGTCCGTTGTGCGGGCGTGTTGATCCGCCGAATGCCGCGCCATCATCGCCAGCGTATCGCGCAACAGCACATAGGCCCGGATAAATGGCAGCATCTCACCATCGGCAATCAACCGTTGCGGGCTGATCCCGGCTTCCGCCCGCGCGACAATCTCGTCAGCCAAGGTGGCAACGGCTTCTTGTTCAGGTGTCATCGCGGACCTTTCCAAACAGCCCGTAGGCCATGTGTTCGATTAACGCCGGGTATTTCTGCGGGGGAAATTCAGCGACCAGAATGCCCCGGTCGTAAATGCGCAATTTGTCGGTGACGGCGTAGCTATATATGTGGCCTTCGGTCATTGCGCCTCCACACGAAACAGCGCGCTTGGCTGTTCAACCTCAAACGTAATTCCGGGGCATGAATAGGTCAAATGCACCCGCAATTCATACGATCCCGGCGGCATTGTTCGCAGCGTCGGATATGCGTAGTCGAAATACTCAACCCCGGCTGGACCACCCCGCCATTGCGCATCAGGCAAATCATATGCAACGCCGTCTTGATTGACCGCCGTCCGCTGCGAATAAACCGGGCAATCGTCGCGCGACTTATCCCGCCAAATCCGCACAACGACTTCACCTCCTTGCGCAATCGGGCTGTTGAGAACCTCAACCCGTTGGAACACGACAGGCACATCACCATTGAACGTGGCAAGCCGGAAACCCTCTGACGCCAGAACGCCCGCAAGCGTTGCCAGCGATAGCCAAAGCCAGACCCAAGAACGGCGCGCGACTGTCATTGCGGCCCCCTGAATATCCATGTCGCCAGTGCAATGATGTCCTGACGGAATGCCACCAGCGCGGCCAACACAGCCGCCGTGCCCGCCGCCCAACGGCGAACGGACGCCCAGAACCATTCGATCCGTTCATCTTGCTTCAAGATGATCCGCAGGCGGGCGATCTCTTCTGTCGTCAACTGGTCATCCATGCGTCTCACCCAATCGCCATGCGGATCATCATTACAACCCACGGATAACGCCATTTCAGGCTGCAAGGCCGCAGGTCGTCAGGGTCGTCAACCCAATGTTTTGTGCGGTTGTCGATAAACGCGCCTTGATATTCCAGAACCGCGTGACCGTCGCCCCGATCCGTCTTGGCATACCAGATATGGGCATCGCCCTTGCGCAAAGCCGCCTTGGCCGCGTCCTTGCTGCCATAGATCGCTTTCAAGATAAGTAGCGAATAGTTTTCACAATCGCCCGGTGTCGTGAATGACCATTGGTCAAGCCAACCGTCTTTGCGGTATTCCCATGTTTCATTAACATGGCGGGCGGCTTCCTGCGGGGTCATCATCAGAATTTGCCTTCCCAAACACGAAACTGCGAAAACTCACCGGACATCAGCTTGCGTGACAGAAGTTCCTGCATGGCGGGTTTATCATCCCACCGAATGCCAGCATCCCGCGCCCATTGGGCCAGTAGCGCCATCGGAACGCGCGCAACGTGCTTGTTTTCGCTAAAGCCCGTGTGGCCGTGGCTTCGCAGGTCTGCCGCGCTTTTTAGGACCGGGGAAAAGTCGTGCGTTTCCTGCACTATGATCTTCGTCCCGTCCTCGGTCACTTTCTCCGCGATCTTGGTCATCTGGCAAAACCTTCAAACGTTGGCGGGCGGCAAGGCTTTCGACAAATGCAATTTCGTCATTCGTCAGATCAAGCACCGCGCCGCGATAATGTTTCGTCCCGTCCCACATCATATTGTGGTCAAGCAATTCGCATTTGGGCATTCTCTATCCCTTCAAGGTTGGGACGCCCCGTTATGGGACGCCCCGTTAGTTTAGACCGCCGCGCTGAACGGGGTCGCTTCCGTGCCGGATGCTTCCGAGTAGACCAGAACGGCCCAAACATCAGCGGCGATGTCGTCAACGATGATCCGCGCGCCCTTGTAGCCGCCGGTCGTGGTGCCGTTCAGGCTGATCGTGTCGGACGTGTCAGCGGTGTAGAAGCAAGAAGCCCCCGCCGCGTCGTTGCCAAGATAGGCAACGCCCATCATGGTGTCGTTGCCGACAACCTGCACGGTGTGCGCGCCGGTCGCGTCCGCTGCGAGGATAAACTCGTAACGGTTGCCCGATCCCGTCGCCGCCGGAAGTGTTGCGACAACACCGGCGGCGCGGTTCAGGACGATCCGACAACCCAGATAGGCATCGGCAGTGATGGTGACTGTGGCGGACGTGACCGTCACAATCCCATAGGTCTGGAAAGAAGGAGATGGCATTTCATGCCTCCTATGTTGAATGTTGGGATGGTGAAACGGGCGGCGCTAACCGCCCGCTATGGTCACGAGGTGGAGCAATCCACAACGCCGCCGGACGCCTTCTGGTTCTTCGACACCAGCGTCAATTCAGTGATGACCTGACGGCGTTCGTTGTCGCCAACCTTCGCCAGTTCTTCATTGAACGTCGGACGCAGCAGGGCAACCGCCCACATATCCGATTGCAGAATCCAAACGTCACGGCCCCGGTTTTCGCGCGACGGAACAAACTCCACCTTACCCCAAGGGGTGATGTAGATGTCCATGGTCTTGCGGACCTGATCCTTCGACGCATCAATCTGCGACCGCTGGTTGTTGTTCCCGGTGAACCCCAGAGCAAGGTTCATCTGAAACGCCGACAGGTAGACAGTATCGGGACGACCACCGGCCTGCCAGATGTCCTGCATGGTCAGATCAAAGTCAGTCTGGCCGAATGCAGTCTGTGTCCCATCGGTGCGGGCGTTGGTGCCGTCGCCGGTCGGGTCCGCACCACCACCGCCGACATTGTTGGTGTTGGTCGTGATCCAAGCGCCCATACCGGCCATGCGACGGGCCAGCACATCAGAACCGGAAACAGCGGCTTGGTTGGCGAAAAGTGCCGCCTCGATGTCCAACTTCTGTTCCTTGGCGATTTTCATCGTCTGATACGCCATTTCCTTCGCGCGGCCAGCTTTCTTCAAGCCAACATCGGTGCCGGGAATGACAACGGCGTTCTTGAAAATCTGCGTCCGGTTGCCGACACGCGCGGTTGCGGTGCGGGCGTTTGCAACGGTTTCGTCGCCCTCAATGTGGGCGTTGTCAGCCGATGCACGAAGGGCGTCAGTCTGCCACTCGTGATAGGTGTTTGCCGCCTTGGTCTTGGCGCAAGCACTGTAGAAGGGGGTTTCTTCCGGGCTGATGTCGTAGATCATATCCGAAAGGTCTTCGCGGATGCCAATCGCATCATACGAAGAGAACGTGTTTGCTGTTTGTGCCATCGGTTTATCTCCTTAATGGCCTGTTGTCATTTGAGAAGGGCATCGGCCCAGTCGTCTAGGCGACCGGATCGCTTGGCTTTCTCCACTACCTTTGCGCGGGCAAGCTGTGCGGGCTCAGGGCGACGTGCGACGGTTTTCACAGTCTTGGGGGCCTCGGGCGTTTTCTTCGCCTTGGCCGTGCTTGACTGCAATTCGCGCCACCGGGCTGCATCGTGCAAAACCTGCACGGCGCGGGCGTCGGTGATCCCCATCAATTCCGCGTCCGTAAAGCCGAAGTCCTTACCAGCACTAATCAGCTTTGCCTTTGTCTTTGCCGCCGTTTCCGGGTTGGCAAAGTCGGGAATGCGCTGAATCAAATCCGCGGCCTGAGCCTGCAAGTGTGCAGCCATCGCGGCGTCGTTTGCGCGGCGTGACTGTTCCTGCACGTTCTGGATTTGGAATTGCTGTTGCTGGAATTGGGCGAACTGCGCGTCGTATTGCGCCTTGGCACGGATGTAGGCCACCGGGTCTTTGTTCGCCAAATCAGGGCTTGGCATCGTCGGGGGACGGATCACGCCTTGATGGTTCAAGGCTTCCGCCAATTCCATCACTCGCTGCTGTTCCGCTTGAAGTGCCTGATAGGCTTGTTCGGCCTGTTTCTTTGCCGCCGCCGTTTCCTGCATCTTCGCTTGGATGTATGACTGGCCGGAAAAATCCCGCTTTAGATCGTCAAGCGTCACCTGAACTTCTTTGCCCGCGACTTTGACGGTAAAGTATTCTGGTTGCTTAGGATCGGCGTCTTCCGTTTCGTCTTCGTCCGTGTCTTCAACCGGGTCTTCATCCGCCTCATCTGATGCGGCCTCTAACTCGGTTTCTTCGGTGTCGTCGGCCTCGGTCTGTTCGTCTTCAACAGGTGCCGCTTCCGTCTCGATAGGTGCCAGCAACCGCTCGGCTGCAACGGCAATGGGGTCAGTCGTTTCCACGGTGCTGATCTTTCTTGTCTGCGAATGCCTCCGCGTCCAATCGGGCTTGCAAGGCGTTCTTGATTGTCTCGACGGCGCGAACCTTGCGGTGCGCGTCTTCAAGGTCTGCCAATGTGGCAGCGGGTCGCAGGAATGCCGAAACGGCGTCTTCCTCGATTTCGATCAGGATCGCCGCGAATACGGCGTTATCCATCAGGGCGCGGGCTTCAACCGCGCGGCGCTTGATGTCAGACACGCGGCAAACCCTGCGCGCTTAGAACGGCGGGCACATCGACCAGCGCGCCGTATTGGCCCGCGACCTTTGCCGCCTCGACCGCCAAGTCTTGAATCATCTTGTCACGCGCCAGATCGTCGGCTTGCTTGTTTTCAGCCGCCCGGAATGCAAATTCGGCTTGCGCTTTTTGCGTATCCAGTTGCGCTTGCATTTGCGCTTCCTGCATCCGGCCTTGGGCCTTCATCTGTTCGGCTTGAAGGTATGCGGCGTTCGGGTCTTGCTGGCTCTGCTGTGCGGCTTGTGCGGCCTGTGCTAGAAGCTGCTGTTCCGTTTCCGGGTTCATCTGGTTCAAGTATCGGTCGGCGTTGTAAATGCCGCCCATCTTGGCAATGTCCGCTTGCGCATTGCGAATGCCGGTCAGGCTGACAATGCCGTTTTGCGGCCCGTAGGCTTGCCAGACGCCAGCCTGAAACTGCGCCAGGTTGTTGAGCGTCATCAACCGCTCTTCCATGCGCCCGGTGCCAATCCCCACATTGGCGATCAGGTCCATCTGCGTCCCCCATGAACGCGGGTCCACGGTGACAAACTGCCCGTCGATCCGCATCATTTCGGATTCGTTCGGATGCTGGCGGGCAAGCTGCGCGATGATCTCGAAAAGCTGCTTCATGCCGCCTTCGGCCAGGGTGCGGGCCATCAGATCGGATACCGCCGCCGTGGTCTGTTCGGCCAAGCGAACGCCCGCCGCCGTCTGGCTGGAAAGGGCCTCAACGTCCAGCCCCATGCCCGCGCCGGTGACGCCGGTTTTCTGCCGAATGCTTTCGTCATAGAATTGCAGCGCGGGCAGCACGGCGGTTGCCGATATGCCCATCGTGATTTCCCGCAACATGCCGGGCTGCTTGACGCGGATGATCCGCCCGACTTCGTTGTTCAGCACGTCATCGGCGTTGACCATGTTGTCAACAACTTCCATTGAGGGGTTGTTCGCCAGCGCAATGGCGTCCAGCAGGCCCCGCAACAGGGCTGTGGCCGCGTCTTGATCGTCCTGTATGATTTCCACCAGCGACCGGCCAAAAAACGTATGCGGTTCGGGGTCCACCTCAAACACGGCAAACGGCAGATGGTCGCACAATTCCCGATCAAGGATGGTGTAATCAGACCCGGCGCAGATAAACTTGTATCGCTTCGGAACGCCGGTCCCTTCGATATCCATCTTCATATAAGCCTCGGTTATCAGAACCGGGCGCATTGACGGGTCGGTGCTATTTTCTTCGTCCTCGTCGTCCCATCCGGTGCGGGTCTGTTCTTCGGCATCCGCGTTGGTGGTTTCGTCCGTTCCGGCAAGGTCAAAGACTTCTTCGAAGTCAAACCCCATCGCCACCAGATCACCGACACGGCCCATCGTGCTGTGACCGCAGACGTAGCAATCGCGGATTGACTTGGCCGACCGATCAACGAAAAAGTCCTCGGGCGCTACGCTTTCAAACTTGATCGCGCCGTGCGTGTTTTCGCGGCTGACCTTAAGTTCAAGCAGGCCGGTTTCCTCGTCGATTTCGCTTTCCAGAACCGTGATTTCAGGATCGGACGCAATCAGTTGCAGGGCTTCGGGCGCAAGGCCGCTGTATTCGTCAATTTCCGCCTCGGTCGTTTCTTCGTAAAACGGTTTGACGATCCCTACCTTTTTCACCAGCGCGTCATGCACCGCGTCATGCAACACCCGAAAGCCGTCATTGCGGTCAAACACATAGCGGGCGTAATTGGTCGCCTGTTCAGCGCCCTGCACGGCTTGCGGGCTGGACGGGATAAACTCCACCGGCTTGTGCGCCTGAAGGAAAAGCCGCATGATTGCGGGCTTTACCGCGCGGATCGTGTCCCGGCACTTGGTCGCCACAACTTTGGATCGGCCTTCTTCGCTGCCGATCGACGAATATCCGTCAACGTATTTCTGCGCTTCGATCCGTGATGGCGCGATTTCGGATTCAATGAACGCGACGGCGGCTTCAACCGCTGATGTCAAAGTCGTTTGGACCTGTTCTTTTGTCAGCTTTTGCGGCTTCATGTGCGGTCCTTTGGGTTGAAATGCGACGCGCGTGGGCGTATGTGATTGCGCATGGAAAACATGCTTGCCGCCGTCATCGTCGGGTCTGCCATCGGCAATCTGTTGCTGTTTTTTACGGGTTGGGGCATGTTTCACCTGAAACGCGGTGGCCCTGATCCTTGGTGGCTGTATGCTCTCGCAACGGGCCTAAGCCCGCTGCTGATCGTGTTTTTCGCGTTAGCCTTGGCTTTTTGACCTATTGCGCCATCTGGTTTGTCGCGGCTGTGCCGAACATCCCCAAGAGGCTGCGGGTATTCTGCAACGCGCGCAAAGCCGCCTGATCGCCTGCCCTGATCGCCGGGGCCAACTGCTGAACCATCAAGCTATTGTCTGGCATCGTGCGGACAGGTGCCATCAGCGCCCGCGCCACACTGGACGCCACGCCATCCTTGCGCATTGCGCGCTGTAGCGCCGCGCTGTCCATCAATGGCCGTGTTGCCGTAACCATAGACCCCAGAAGGCCAGAACCGCCCTCTAGCGCCTCGCCAAACGTGCGTGGGACGCCTTCGTCAAGAACCTGTTCGGCCATTTGGCGCGGGGCTGTAGCGCTGCCCCTGATGACCGATGCGCGCAAGTTCAACGCTGTAAACGCCTCTTGCGCATTCTGGATCACTCGCGCGGCCTCATCCGGCCCTAGCAACGCCGTCAGCTTGTCTTTGCCAGCACCGGAAAGGATTTGCTTCAACGGGTCCAAAGCCTCGCGGGCGTCCATGTTCTGGTCAAGCAAGGCTGGCTTTACGTTTGCCATGATCTCGCGGAAATAATCCCGCACACCTTGGCGCGCAAACGTCAATTCCGCATCGCCCATGCCTTCGATGGCGTCTTGAGCAACATCAATGGGCGTATTGCGCCGCAACAAATCACTACCGAATTGCACCGCCTCACGGTTGACAATGGCGTCACGCCCCGCCGCGCGCGCGGCCCCGTATTCCGGCACGATCTGGTCAAGCGTTCCCCTGATCTGGCCCGCAAGCCGGGTGAATGCGCTGCCCGCGTCTTTGCCGGTTCCGGTGCCAAATCCGCCCATGTCCCGCAACGCGCGCGTGATGTAATCGACCGTCCGCACATCAGGCATTGACGTGAACCGCACCGCGCCGTCATCGGCAACGCTTGCCAGGATTTGCGCCGATGCAACGCCTTCCGCGCGCATCAGCCTTTCCGCGTCACGAATGGCACTTTCCGGCACACGCGATAGCAAATCTTCGATCTGCTGGCCCTGCGGCGTTGCAAAGTCGATGATCCGTTCATAGGCTTCGCCGTATGCCTCGCGCCGCTCGTCCGCCGTGCTTTGCATGATATTGCGCGTCGTGCGCGCTACGCCTTGCGGCTGGCCAAATACATCATCCAGCAAGCCACTAAACTTCTGTCCGGCCCGCGCGGCTATGCCTTCGACACGATCACCGACAAACGCGCCCGCCTCGCCGGGGCGGTTGGCGATCCAGTCAAGCAATCCCTTGGTATTACGTCCAACCATGCCGTTAACCGCATCCGGCCCCGCGTTGGCGAGGTTGTCAGCCGCATAGGGCAGATCACGTTCGACCGCGTTTCCGACAATCCGCGCTGCCGTGTCGTCAAGCCCCATGCGCTGCGTGGCTGTCCGCGCCGCCGCCGATGCGCCGGGGCCAAGCCGCCGCCAAGCCGCGCTTGCCAACATCCCGGCGGGTTCCAACGCACCGCCGATTGCGCCGCCAAGTGCTGCCGGGATAACAGCGTTGTTCAGGCGGTTGGACCATCCGCCTTCGCCTTCCATGAAACCTTGCGTTCCGCCCGCCGCCGCGCCGCCAAGAAGGCCAAGCCCGACACGCCCCGCCGTGGTTCCGACCTTGCCCATAGCGGTTGCGAGGCCAGCGCCGGGCAAGAATGCGGGCAGAAACTCAGAACCGAACGCAAGCGTCGGGTTCTCTTCCCGGAATTGCCGTTCATCGCCGCGATAAGATGCAAGCCGGTCATCGTATGACCCGCGCCCGGTCAGGCTATCAGCCGCCGCCGCTGCCTCGTCGCCGACTAGGCCAAGCGTTATACTCTCGCCGCCGATGTTCAGCGCCGTCCCTAGCTTTTCACCGGGGGACATGACGCCATCATTGATGCCGATCAGGTTATCCTGCAACCGGTAGCTAAGCGGGCGGCCCATGTCGATTGCGCCTTCTGCCTGCGCGTCCATGGCCTGCGATGCCGCAGATGGCTGCACGGCCCCGCGTGAGGCTTCCACCCGCGCGCGGTATGCGTCCCGGCCCTCGCCAGCCTGCGCGCGCAGATCGACGCCAGCGGGCGCGGTTGGCCCGCCGTATTCACGGCGCATCACGTCCAGAATGACGCTATCGGCGGTTCCTTCAGGAAACTCGATACTGCTCCAGTCCGGTGCTTCGATGCGGATCATTCAAGCGCTCCCGTTTCGGGGTTGAACCGGCGAATAGCGGGCGGGGTTCCTGCCGTTCCCGTTCCGGGTTCAACAAAACCAGCCAGCGGGTTGCCAAGCGCGGCATATTCAGCCGCCGCTGCGCGCGCGTCAATTTCGCCAAGCTGTTGACGCCGCGCAATATCGCCGCGTTTCACGTCATATTCAGCGATGGCGCGCATGGTTTGCACAATCATCTGGTTGCCTTGCGGCGTGTTGATAAGGCTTGGCAGGCTGCGCTTGAACAAGGCAAGATCGGCGTCGGACATTGTGCCCGATCCCGGCGGGCGCTGTTGTGGCACAAGCTGGCTGATAATCGCATCGGCCAATTCCACATCAGACGCGCCGTCCAGTTTGATCCCAAGGCTAGATGCAAACTGCGTCAATCCACCGGCAAAGCCTTGCGGTGCGGATGCAAGCGCGGCTTCAAGCGTCGTCAACTGCCCTAGCCCGCGCTGTGCTTGTGCGCCCTGCTGAACAATGCTGTTGGCCTCTGCCGCCAATAGCTTGCCAGTTTCCGTGTTGAACGCCGTTTCGCCAGCGCCAACATTGACAGTCGTTGATGGTGCTTCGCCGCCAATACGGGTTGCGCTGATGCCTTCCGGCCCGCTTGTCACGTTGTAACTGAATTGCGGATCAAGGCCCAATGACGCCGCCGCATCGCCCGTTGCGATGTAGCTTGTCCCGCTTTCAGACCCGTCAATCTGCGCGATTTGCCCATCAGGCCCGATCTGCCAAGCCGATCCTGCGGGCAAGCCAGCGGCTGCGATTTCTTCCGGCGTCATCAGCCGATGGCCGGGCGTTGTCGCCTCCGCCGTGCGATAGTCACCGATCACAGCGCCCGTTGCCGGGTCCACAAGCTGGCCGTTGATTTCAATCGGTTCCGGCCCCGGGTCGGGTGGTGCCATCGCAATCGCAGCCGCATCGCCGCCGAGTAGCGACCCCGCCGCGACGGCTTCGGCCAAGTCGCCACGCCCGATGCTTTGCAGCCATTGCACGGTCTGATTGATTTTCTTTTCGTCCGCGCGTTCTTCGATCCCGCGCATGTTCGCGGCCATCAGGCCTTCATTCGGATTCATCGACATGCCAGACAGCCCGATGGCAAGCCGTGCGCGCCGATCGGGGCTCGCCAGCCCGCCAAGGATGGGAACGCCTTCAAGCCGGTCCCAGATCGACGGGGCGCGTTGTTCTTGCGGCATTGTGCCAAGTAGACCTTGAGTGCCCAATGTGTCGCCTCCTGCGCCGCCTAGCAGTCCGGTTGAACCGCTGCCGCCTAGATAATCAGCCGAACGTGTCGCAACGTGTTCCGGTGCTGGCCGCAAGAAATCACGCAACACCGCGTCCGCCGCCGCCGCGCTATCCGGTGCTGCCATGATGGATCGCGCGGCCCGGCTTTCCGGCCCCTGCAATTCAGTCATCAGGAAATCAAGTTGCGCGTCTATGCTATCAACTGGCAGGCCACGATTTGACGCGAATGTCTCAAGCGCAACACGGCGCGGCCCCGTCCATTGCGCAAGGCCGAAACCACCGCGCGAACCGGGCACCATCGGTGCGGCTTCGTTGATGCCGGGGTTCAGCCCGCTTTCGTCCCGAAAATTCATCACAAAGCCGTCTGCGATGTGGGGCGGCAAGCCGCGCTGCACCAGACCGGCGCGGATCATGTCCGCCGGGTTTGCGGTTTCGGGATACATCAGACAGACAGCCCCAGCGACAGCCAATCAAACAAGCCCGGCGTCTGCGTCTGCGTGGCCGTCCCTGTCGTGCTGTATGGCACGTTATTAACCCCGCCATTCATGATCTGCGCCGATTGCATGGGCGCGCCGGTCAAGCCCCTGAATTGCTCCAAGGCCGCGTTCACCAACTGCTGTTGCATCGCCTGCTGTTGCGCGCCTTGCGATGCCTGCTGGCCATTGATCTGCATCCCCTGACTAAAGCCAAGGTTGGACAGGTTGCCAAGCTGGCCTGCGCCTTGCAGGTTCAATCCCTGCGTTGCCTGTTGCGCGCCAAGCGCCTGGTTGTAGTTCTGGCTATTCAGACCGGCCAGCGTTTGCGCCTGCGTGTCCGCATATTGGCCGTTTGTTTCGCCCATGGCGATGCCGTGCCGCGATCCGCCGAACGCGCCCGCGCCCGATGCCTGCGCGTCAAGCCCGTTCATGGTCTGTTGCTGTTGCTGGCGTAGCCCATTCATCGTCGCGTCGGTCACGCTGCGCTGATACGGGTTCATGTATGGTTGAAGGTTGGCCGATGTGGGCGCGTAGTTTGCCACATTGGACGCCGCGTTCATGCCGCCCTGCAACGCGCCCGCCGATTGGTCGAACACGTTCGGCCCGGCGGGTTGCGTCGTCATTGCTGGCGTCTGATTCGGCTGCATCGGTGCGGGCTGCATCGGTGCAGGCTGTTGCATTCCGGCGCGAATGTCCTGCCGCATGTCTTGCCGCTGCGCCTGCGTTGTTCCTGCCCGCGCGTCAGCGGTCAACCGGATGCGGTTATCGTTCTGACCGCCCATCGTGTAGTTGGGTTGCCCGCCGCCGCGCAATGCGCTCTGGAAGGCTGACGGATCAAATGTCATCCCGGCTGGCCTTTGGTTCTGGAACGTGTCGCCGGTCTGACCGCCGCCGTATCCGTTGACCATGCCGCCATCGTTAAAGCCGCCGCCGCCCATAGGCCGCGACACGTTGCCGTTGACATTGTTGCCGATTGCGCCGCCGCCTGCCATGTTACCGACTCCCGAAAGGTGATGTGCGGAAATTGGCGTAAGACGACAACAGCCCGCCGCCCTGATACGTGTCGCCAGCCGTTCCCGGCCCGCCACCGTTAATCATGTCCTGAATCCCGGCGTATCCACCCGGAAAACCCTGAGATGGCTGCTGCGGCCCTTGCATCTGTCCCGGCTTGATCGCGTTCATCATTGAACCGAACGACGATCCGCCTTGTCGGTCCTGAACCTGACGGTAAGCCTGTTCCTGCGGCCTACCGCCGCCTTGCCCGCCACCCCCTTGGCCTTGCCGCCCGCCGCCATTTACCGGCTGCGGAAACATGCTTGTCAACGCCGCGTATTGGGCCGGGTTGGATTGCTTCAATGCCGCCAGTTCTTGCTGATACATCGGATAGGACGAATAGCCCTGCATCCCGCCCGCGTATGTCGTCGGTGCGGGCATTCCGTTGCCCTGTGATGTGGGCAACCCGTAGGCGCTAGCCGCTGCATTGGTTCCGGCAAATGCCGCATCCTGCATGGGCGTGAACGCCGCCACCTGTGGCCCTTGGTATGGGACATAACCGATCCCCGCCGCATCCTGCGACCGGCTGACAGCCGCCTTTGCGGCATCCTCCAGCCATGCGGGGATTTGCTGGCTGGTTTCGGTCGATGTCGATCCGCCCTTAGACATTGGTCAAGTCCTTTTCCATCGTGGTCAGCGTCTCACGCCATCCCAGATCTGCCAGCGCCCGCGTCCACCCGCGCCGCCCGTGCATTGTCGCCGCCGTGCATCCGTTGGCCTTGGCCCACCGCACAACAGATGCGTTCATGTCGAATATCTGCGCCATCGTTCCACCGGCCAGGAACACGTTCAAAACCGTCTTGCGCGGGTAGGTTACGACCTCTGTAACCAAACACCCTTCCGGCGCGGGCCAAAGTTGCAACCGGCCCGCCGCGATCATGTCAACAATGTCGACCCACTCATGCGTCCCGCCGCTATGCTCCAGCGCCGCCATTATCCACGGTTTGCAGCGGTCGATTTCGTTTACCACGTCGCAATGGCAACCCGTTTCCATGTGTTTGTTGCCGTGCAGACGTAAAAATAACCCGTGTCTGACGCCCAATCGCCTAGCGTTCCAGCGCCTGCCGCAGTCGCCGGGGCTGCAACACGTCGCGCCAGCGGCACAAACGCGCTAGACCGGCTGACAACAGGCGCGGCGTCCGTATCGCTCCACAAGATCAAACCATCCTGTGTCGCGCGGCTGTCGCTGTCCTTGTATTCAAGCTGCGACCAGCCAAACGCCAGCGACCGAGTTAGCGACTTGGCCCATTCCAGCAAGTTAGGCGTGACTGGCGGGAAAGCCTTCATACTTTGCCCCTCGGTGCGACCTCAATCCGGGGAACGCCAAACCGCCACGCCGCATTGCGCACCGCGTCAACCCGCATTCTGACCTGTCGCCCGGTAAACCGTGTGCTGGTCGGTGCGGGCAAGCTATACGGCCCGTGCGTTGTCTCTGATCCGTTGGGATACAGTTTCGCGTAAAATGTCGCGTTCACGTCGCCTTGCGTGTTTTCGTCCGCAATCAGGCTTGTCACGCTGTAAACGTTATCGCCCGCGCCAAGGCTGATCGGCCCGGTGATGGCATAGGGATATTCCCCGCCATGCGCCAACCCGATTTCGTGATTGTAGGCCATGCCGTCCGCGTCAAACCAGATCGGCCACCGGAAAACGCCACGGTCGACGCCCGCTGTCCGGCTCATTTCACCGACCGACCAGTGGTTTTCGCGGTAGCTATACGCCACATAGCGGCTGTTCTCGTTACTGTCGTCTGACGGGTAGAACCACCAGACTTCGCCATTCTGCGCATTCGCAACGGCATAAATCTTAGACTGCTGCGCCGCGTTGATGCCGCCGAACACATAATCGGCAACATCGCAGGGGATTTCCGACACAGCACCGCCCGCGAATGCGTAAAAGCCGCCCGCGCCCATCCAGAACACGCCCGCATCAACCGCACATGCCGCCTTGCGCGATATTGACCCGCATGACGTGCCGACCCGCTGGAAGCCATAGACAAACGGCGGGCCTTGATAGGTCGCCGTATGCGCGTCAATATCCGTCAGGAGCAATGTCAGGCCGCGTGTGCGAATGCCGCACATGATCTGGCCCGATGTTTGCAGCTCCAGATCGCCCGCCTCGTTCGTGCTGGCTGGCGTCCAGACCGTGTTAGCCTCACGGTCGCACCATTGCACCAGACGGGGATTGCCGCCCGCGCCAAGGGCGAACACAAAGCGCTCCTCGGTCACAACCATGGACAGGTTGCCGGTTGGCGCATTCGTGACCGCCACGCCATTGTTAGCAACGTTCAAATCCCACTCGTAAATCACGCCATCAGCCGATGAACACGCCAGCAGGTTTTCGCCCCAGTTATCCAGCGCCCAAGTCGTGGCCTCGCCGTAATTCCCGGTATCCGTGCGCGACGTTCCAAACAGCCCCAGACCGAAGAACCCGCCGCCAAAACCGATATTGACAGCCGCGTCAACGTCGCCCGCGGTAAGCCCCGCCGGTGTTATGTCGGTGACAGTGCCGCTTGCCGTGACGGAAAACAGCGCCGTGGCCGTCCCGATTGCAAACCGCGCATCGCTTGACAGATCAGACCATGCCAGCGCCGCGCGGGGTGGCGTGTTGGTCACGCTTAGGCGTTCTTCCCATCCGCCGATCGGCCCCATCGTTCCGTCACGCCAGCGGACAAGACTAGCCTCATTCCACCGGCCTGCGGATTGGTATTCCGTCCCGTTGCGATAAACGCCAGGCGGGATTGCCAGCGGCAACAGTGCCATTTAATACCAGCGCCCCGTTGCTTGCAGGATTGCCGTCGATGTGCCGCCCGCCGCCAATGACGCTGAAAACCAATGGCGATATACTGCGGCTGTGTCGGATCGGCTGCGAATGCTGATGCCGCCGAAACGGTCGCTTCTGACGCTCACCCCGGACAGCCCGTCAACGTCTGTAAACCCCTTGGGGAATGTCCATGTCAGGTCAGACGGCCCGGTGAATATCGACCCGGACGCGGTTTCCACACCATCAGTCGATGAAACGGTGATGCCGCAAATCATGCTGCCATCCGCCCACCGCACATATTCGCCGTTGGCGTTTGTCCCGCGTTCAATCAGCCGATCAACAATCCAATTCGTGCCGTTATACCATGCCACGGTATATGCATCGGTGCGGATATAGCTGGCGGGCAGATCAACCCCCGTCACCGTCTTGCACGTAACAGCGCCCAGCCCGTCAACGTTTAGCGTGGTCGATGTTGTATTGGTCGTGCCAGTCGTAAACTGCACACGCATCCCGGTCGGGATTGACGCCAGCGACAGCCCGGTTGAAATGGTCCGCACATCAGCCGTTCCGCCGATGGTGTAATGGCCGAGCAAAACCTTGTCGGCGTCGTCCATGTTGGTGTTGAGTTTTGCGCCCCAAGTGTCTTCGGATGCGCCGACCTCAACCTTGACCAAGCCGAAATTCGTCGTGTTGGTATCAGCCATGCTTTATCCTAACTTGCGCGCCGGGTGCCGTAGCGCAGGCCGGTGCCCGACCACTTCGCCGCGTCCGATGTGGCGTTCAACCGCTGCGTTGCGGCTGCGTAAAGACTGCCCCAGACCGCTATCCGCGCGTCCTCGACCAGATACGGGGCTGACTGAATCAACGCGCCGTAAAGGTAGGCGTCGGGGGCCTCGGTCAGCAGCCAGTTACTTGTGTTGCTGTCAGACAGGGCGGGCACTTTGGCCGTGTAAATGATCGTTCCGGTGTAAGTGCTATCCGGCGACGGGTAAAACTCGAAATCCTCGCCGATGTGCGTATACGCCATGGGGCAACCCGTGGCGTCGTATCCATCGGCCCGCATGGTTTCCATGTCAGCGACCGACACAAGCCGCAGGGGCGCGTATCCGCTTGCGTTCGTGCTGATCCTGATCGTTTCAACCCAATCCGCCGGGATAGCGACGTAACGCCCATCAATTGACAGCGTATCCCTCGTTGTCATCCGCCAATGCCGCACATCGCGGTTGATCTGGCTTTCGGCCAGTGTGATGAAATCGGGGATTGCGGCTGCAAGGTCCGTGCGAAGCAACCAACCCGCGATGGCGGTTTGTAATTCGTCGTATGTGCTAAGTGCCATTATTGCGCCTCCGGGTCATAGATCGCGTTTGCGCCAAGTAGCCCGGCCATGCTGGCGCTTAGGTTGCGCAAGTGCGACAATCGCGGATCAAAGCGGGCGAAACGTGACCGGATGTTGCTGGCGTCAAAGATGCCCCGGTGCGTGGCATAATCTTCAACAGAATAATCCGGGTGGTCGTTAAAGTTTCTAAACTCAACACCAACCCCGCCATTCTTGCGCGCATCGCCCAAAGCGTCACGCATTGAATTTTCAAGATCGTTGACGCCACCGAAATCAGCGTCAATTACGCTTGACGGGCGCGGGGAATAGACCGGGACAACAGATTGTCCAGCCTGTAGCGGCATTGTCTGCTCAAGTTGTTCCGCCTCGGCCATCAGTCGGCTGGCTAAGTCCCATTGCCCGGCACGTTCCGCCGCTTCACTTTGCTTTATAAGCCGCGCAACGGGGGCGTCACGCGCCGCCATATTTGCATAGCCGTCCGCTGTGATTGGACTGTCTACAAGCCAATCTGCGCGACGGGCGGAATAAGCGTCCGCTACACCGCCCCGATATGACGGGTCAAACGCCGGAAAATCCGCACCTGTCCCATGATAAAGCGGCGTATCTGCGTCAAACCCAATTTCACGCGCCCGCGCCATCCTGCTGGCCTCGTCCATCGGCATTTCGGCCCCGGTTGCGCCGCTTTCATACAGCCGCCACATTTCTTGCGGATCGACCGCCGCCATCATATCGTCAGTCACATCAGCCGCGCGACCACCAGACAACATGCGCGCGACTTCCTGCGCCGGGGAAACCGGGGCGGGCGGCTGCGTCACCATGTTGACAGATGAATTTTCATCTATCATGCGGAAAACGTCGTCAAGGCTTGCGTTCGGCATATTAGGTGGCCTGCGACCTGCCCTGTATGCAATCCTTGCGGCTTCCTTTGACGATATTTGACCGCCAAAGTTGGGGTTTGCCGCCATTGCCTCGTCAAGAAGGCGCGTCCCGCCGCCCTGTCTGCGCATGGCTTCCGGCACTTCAAAATCAAGGACGGATGCGCGGCCCCCATTGGGGCGTTGCAGGACATTCATATAGCCGCCAGTTGGCTCGTCAACATATCGGGCAATCATTGCGCCGGGGCCGAATGTCGCGCTTGCATCCGTCCTTGATGCAAGTGTCCGCAACGCGCCTTCCGGGGCCGACATGGGCGCGCCTAACAGGCCGTAGTCCATCGCCGTGGCGAATGCATCGCCATACGTGACAGGCTCGCCACGTGCGGCCCTAGCAGGGGCCAGCAAGCCCTGTGTCATAGCGCCCGCTACGCTGCCTAGCCAAGCTGGTGGTGCCGCGCTAGCGCCCATCCCAGAGCGCGGCGTTGCGTTGCCATCAGGAACACGCAGCCCGCGCGGATCGTTTGCCATTGCAGGCATTTCAACCGGCGCGGACTCTGGCATCACGCTGAACTGATTGCCGCCGATGTCCTGATAAACCGGGAAACCCAATTCAGTCCGAACGCCGGGAACCGGACGCGCGCCCATCGGCTGGGCAAAGAATGGCAGGTCTTCGAGTCTCATGCCAAGCCCTTAAGATTGCGCCGCATCGGCTTATCCCATGTGTCGGTCGCGCGATACCCGATTGCCAGATACCGGAACGCATCGGCGCTGTGGCTTGTCCAATCGTGCAGCGGGCGGGAACGCCAGGTCTTGCCCTTCTCGTCCCAATCCTGCCGATATTGCCGTAACGCTTCCAACCCGCGCCCGCACTTCGCCTCGTCAAACCACGTATTGGGCAGGCTTAACCGCGTGGCTTGAATGCCGTCGTCCAAGCTGATCTGCGGGGCAATCTCGATATTGGTCACACCAAGCGCGCCCAGCGTTTCAAGCCGTGACTTGCCTGATCCCAATTCCCTAACCCGCACGTCATGCGGCAGGATGTGCGACCCGTAAACGTAACCCTTGTCCTGCAACACCTTGGCATAGTGATCTAGGCCGACGCCGCTGCTCTCGTAGTAATCGATAATGCGCCTTTCGCGCCCGACATACTGCGCAAACCAGATCGCCGTGCTGTCCCCGACACCCAAGTCCCACGCCGTGATGACCTTGACGCCCGCTTCATGCGGCACAACGCCAATGCGGCCTTCGTCATCAGCCTTGCGCATTTGCAGCCCGTAATAGCTGCCCATGATTGCGGCTTCGAATGAACACTCAAATTCCTGATCGTAACGCTCATCGCCCATTGTGCGCTTGGCGTCGTCCAGTTCGTCTTGGTCAAGAATGCCTGTGTCGCTGGCCTTGAGCATCGTGCAATACCAAGCCGGGTCTGTCTTGGCGTTGCTGTAGGTATCCCAAAACTCATTCTTGCCCTTTGGCGTTCCGATGAACGTCGCGCGGCCTTTGCGGTCGGACAGCGCCGGGCGGATTACGCTAGGCCATGCGTTTGCAGGGAAGTCGGCTGGCTCGTCCAATACAACCGCGTCAAAGTATAGGCCGCGCATTGCGTCATAATTGTCAGCCCCGAACAACCGCAACCGCGCGCCGTTGGGAAAGTCGATCCGCAGTTCGCTTTCATTCACGATGATGCCGGGGATTGGCGCGGTGAATGTCTTTGCGTAGTCCCATACAACCGCCTTGGCTTGGCGATAGTATGGCGCGATATATGCGACCCGCACATCGGGCCGCGTGTTTGTCAGCGCATCGCGGATCAGATCGTTGATTGCGCCAACCGTCTTGCCGAACCGCCGATGCGCAACGATGCAGGCAAAGCGTTCTGACCGTGCGTGGAATGCCCTAAGCTGCTCGCGCGGCTTGTAGGGGATTGTTACGACAGCCAAGCGAGTGTGATCTTGTGTTCGCCGTTTTCGCCCGGACCCTGCAACGGCAACAGCTTCGGATAGATCGTCGCCCAGAACGCGCGCTCGTTTTCGGGTGCTTCTTGCGCCCATGCAACCATGCGATCAAGCCCGCCAAGCGCATCGGCAGCGCCTTCGATCATGGCTTTGGCCGTGGCTGTAGTTTTGTTGACGCTGCCCTTGGGGCGACCGCCTTTGTTGACGGGGTTGTCTGGCCCTATTTTACCCATGTCATTGATGCGGTCCACAATGGGGTGCCGCCTCCTATTATGCGCCCGCTGGCGGCTTTGCGATGTATTTCAGGCTGCGGCCTTGCCCGTCTGTTTCTGTTGCGGTCCAGACCGGGTAATGCCCGTATTGCGCGGCCCAATCGCGCGCCTCGGTTTCGTCTGGTGTGAATATGCCGATGACTTCGCCCTTGGGGAAGTATAGGCGCACTTGGTAAACGTCCATCATGCGTCCACGATTGCCACTTTGTGACCTGACGCCACGCCGCCGAACGAACGGGTTGACCCATCCGGGACAAGCGACAGTGTGCCGGTTGCGGTGTCCGGCGCGGCGGCCACGCAAAACTTGATTGCGCCGCCGGATGCCGTGATGGTCACGATGCAACCTGTTTTGGTCGCGGCTGCGGTGCTGGCCTGCGATGATGCGCTCGACGTCATAATCTGCACACTATCCGGGTTAACGGAATGCAGCGGCGCACCGACACCGAACGCGCTTTCAAAACGAATTTCACAAGTCGCCATGATCTAACCTCTATTGTTTGCCCCGCTGCCCTATTCGGCGCGAACATGAACCACCCCCGTCGCGCCGTTGACTTGCGCATATGGGCTGTTCCCGGCGCGGGGCTGGACCGGGTTGGGAATGACGGGGAGGTGTGGGCGTGAAAAAGACTTGCCCCTGCGCTGTTTCAGCAAGGGCCGCGCGGTTGACCGCAGTTCAGCAGGTGCAACCTGTCTGTGCGCACTATGCAGATTTTGTGTGTATCCGTCAAGCCCTGCGCACATTTAGCGGGTCAAGCCGCAGTTGCATGGCTTTCCCGCCGATGGTGCCGGGCAATTCCCCGATCACGGACGGAAAGCCGTTGTCGCCTGCCTCAATCATGGCGCGGAATGTGACAAGCTGCCCGGTTAGCTTGCCCGCCATAATCATCAGCGCATCACCGTCCTGATATTGTGCGACACGTTCTCCCGCGTCCAGTGCGGCTTTGCGGGCGTCGTATTCGATTGCGGCGAGTGTCAGGAACGGCGTGATCTGCCGGGCGGCGGTGCGGTCAGGGACTGGGCGCATGGTGGCGGACAGGTTCTTGACGTGCCGCAGATCGTGCCATTGCGCGTCAGTGCATCGAAAAAATATGTAATTGCTGATGACCGGCGATGTGACGGCTTCCGGCCATCGTTGCTTACCCTTGCGGATGCCTTCGATCTTTAGCGCCACGTCTGCGATGATGCCAAGGGCGCGGGCGTCTGCCTGCACCTGCATTTCGCAATTCGCTTTGGCGTAACCTACCCATGTCGTCATTTGCCTGCCCTCAACTGTTTTTCAATCGCTCTTCGTCTGCTTTCCCATGCGGTTATGACCGATTTGGACGGCGGGTCGGACGCGGATAGCGCCTCGTTCAGTTGCACAAGTTCGGTCAGCAGATCGGCCCTGCTTTGCCACGGCGTTGTGATTGCTGCTTTGGCGGCTTCAGTGATCGGGGGCGGATTTGCGCAAATGCGGTCAATCATCGCGGATTCGTCGTCTGTCAGGGTTACGCGGGTCATGCGACTAACTCCAACTGTTGCGGTCTGATTGCCCATGTGTGGGGTGTCTGCATCGCGTCCCATCGGTCGGCCATTTTGCGCGGCGTCCTGTGCGGCAGGTGGTGGTTTTGCGCAATGTCGGTGCTATCAACTGAATAAAACGGCCATTGCATCCCGCTGAGTTGCATTCCGCGCAACATATGCAGGCGCGGCAATCGGCGATGGCGCGTGGCTATTTCGTTCCATAGTTCATCCATTTTGCGTGTCCATTCGGGGGATAAGACTTTGCGAAACTCGGCGGTTGACCCGATACAGACGAGCGGCCATTCGTCGGTCAGGCGCAACGCGCGGCTGATAGGTTCATCCATGTGCCAGACGGGTGCGCCCCGGTGCCCATGGGGCCATTCGCGCAATAGGGCGTCCTGTTCCTGCGTTCCTGCGTCGATCACGTCAGGGATAACGGCCCATGTTGTCGGGCAATCAAGCCATTTATCTGTCCATTCGTAATAGCTATTCCAGTCTGTTTTGTGGCCGCGTTTCCAAGCTGAGAACGCGCCGTTATCCAGCATGACGGATTGACCGATTTCGTGAACGCGGCGCACATCATCAGGTCTGGCATGAGACACACAGAAATTGCGGCCCGCCAATTCGTAAAGCGCCGATATGGGGCTGATGGGTGTGCCGTGATAGTGGATCATGTCGCAACCGCCCGGCGCGCTTTGACGTAAAGCCACGCGGCAACAGCAACGGACGCATAGACCTTTGCGAGTGTTGTCCCGGCTGAGAATTGCAGCGAACCGAAGGCCAGCCAGACGAAAAGCATACTGTCGAGAGTTGCGCCGATGATCCCGGATGCGGCAACGGCAATGGCTTTGCCGCGATTGCGCAAGCGACTGTAAACAGCCAGGTCAGCCAGTTCTGCGAATAGGAACGCGGCTGCTGATGCGATGGCAAGCGCGGGGGGCGATGTCAGCAGCGACAAGGCCGCACCGATCATCACGGCGGCAAGCGCCCATTTCCATCCGGCCCATTCATGCACTAAGTCGCGCAGGACTAGCGCGGCCCCAATCATCAGAACGCCGCTAGGTGCCATAAGGCCAAAGCCTACCGGGATGATGCACGGCCCATCGGGGATGCACGTTCCGACATTGCCGATCAGCCAATTTGCGGCGGGGATGGTTGCTGCGAATGCTGCGATGGCGACAACGGCCCTCATTCGTCACCATCCGCATAAACGCCGCACATCAGGTTGTGCTTGAACCCCTCTAACAGCCAAAGCACTTCACCGCCGTCTGCCAGGTCCAACGTTGCGCGGGCTTGCAAGTCGCCGTTTTTGTCCCATCCGATAATCAGGACGGATTTGAACGCACCCACGGCTTGCTCCAGAACAGCGTCGGGGTCTTTGGCGCTATCGGCGGGATAGAAGCGGACTATGTTGTCGGTCATTGTGCTGCCTCTTGTGCCAGGATTGCGCGGCCTATGAGTTCGGGGATTTGGGGCACGACGGCATTGCCGCCTGCGGCTAGTCCACCCACCAAGTCGGAAAGCCCATAAGGCCCATTGAGAAACGGGGATTCGCCGTGTAGCCGCCCGGCCGCGATTGCATCAAGACGGCGCGATGCAGCCAGTGCAGTTGCCGCTTGATCTTTCCCGCACTCCGTAGCAACGCGCTCCGATGCGAAAGTCGGTAAAATCCCCGACCGTCGTTCTTGCTTGGGGTAGGCCACAATCCAGACACGTTCGCGGTTATGAGGCAATCCCACGATCCATGCCGGAATATTTCGCCATTCTGCATCATACCCGCACTCGGCCAGGTCCCCGAGTATTCGGCCAAACCATCCGCCCCGTTTTTCGCTTGGGCCAGAAAGCAACGCTGCGACGTTCTCCACGATGACGTATCGGGGTCGTAACTCGCCAACCAGTCGGATGATTTCGGACCATAGTCCTGATCTGGTGCCTTCGCCCATGCCGCGCTGCTTTCCGGCGACTGATAGGTCTTGGCATGGGAAACCGCCGGTGATGACGTCAACGGCAATTCCATCGGCAGCGAGCCTTGCGCCGGTAAGTGTTCGAACATCGTCATAGCATGGGACTTTCGGCCAGTGTTTCGCCAGAACGCGGCGGGGGAATGGTTCAATCTCGCAGAACGCGACGGTTTCAAATCCGCCTGTGCGTTCTAAGCCAAGGCTGAAGCCGCCAATGCCGCTGAACAGGTCAAGGACGCGCAGCTTGGTCATGCGGCCCTCTCAGACGTCGCTACAGCGCGATCTTGGTTGCGTGGCCCTGTGATGGCCTGAACATACGGGTTGGCCACTGTGCGCCCGCGTGACGCGCGCTTGTCATATGCTGGCAGCTTCCCGGCGGCGCGCAGCCGAGACAGATACTTTGACGCCATGGTGCGGCTCAACCCAGTGGCGTGGGCGATCTGCCACGCGCCCCATCCGGGATTATCCAGAGCGGCTTGCAATACGCGGTTGACGTTTTCGGGGTTTGGCCTGCGGGCTGGCTTTGGTTCGGGCTTGGGAATCGGCGCGCGTTTCTGGATTTCGATGTCCCCGCGCTTGCAATCCTTCTTGATGAGTTCGTAGGATACGCCCTCATGCGCGGCCATTTCCGCCATCGTCATGCCTTGCGCGGCCATGTCCCGGACCCGCTCACGGCGTTGGCTTGCCAGAATGGTTGCTTGCCGCACCTTGCGCGCCCAGTTCTTTGCGCCGACCTTGTTCCCGACACGCCAAGACAGGCTTTCCCCGCTGGCAAGGACCAGTTGACCCTTTTCCGGCGACCAGATGAACACGCTTGCCGTGTTTTCCCCCTCTGGGATAATCCGCACTTTTCCGGCGGCAATGGCGGCGTCGATCATTGCCCTTTCGCGTTCTGTGATGTGGCTGCTCACTGGCAAATCCTCTGCGTCGCGGCGTTGATCCCATGAATGACGGTTGTGTGATCCCGGCCCAATTCGCGCCCGATCTGCGCCATGCTGAATTGCCCGGTGCGATGGGCGCGGCGCATGACTTCCTGACGTGCATGTGCGACGGGCAAGGTGCGGTTCGGCCCAACGATGTCAGCGACCGCAAGCCCGGTTTCGCGGGCAACCCGGTCGGCAATGCTGCGAACCGTCAGCTTTTCGGGCGAGCGATACCCGTCTGATGTGCCCATGTTGTCGATTAGCGACCTGATGAAACTAAAGCGGCTCACGGTTCATTCCCCATTTTCAGGTTTCCGGCTGCGAATTGGCGGCGAAGTGTCTCGCCAAGGCTTCTAAGCAAATCGTCCCAACCGAACCGCGCATCCGGCGTCCGGCGGTCAATTTCGTCATGGCAGGCTGAACACGCAAACACGGCCAAGAAGTCATGCGGCTTTTGCGCTGTCCCGGCCCATCCGAAACATCGCAGATGGGCCAGGACGGTTGTCGCGTTGTCGCCGTTGCAGCATTCAAGCCGCAACGTGCAAGACTGATCCCGCGCGGCATTGCGTAGGATTGGCAGTTTCACCGGGCGGGCGGATTTGTTGAAAATTGGCCGATGCGTGAGGTTACTCATGCTGTCACCTGCGATCTGTGCCGCGCCACATCAGCCGCAAATTGCGGGTCGGGGGCTGTCAATTCCAAGCCAAGTTCAGAATAATGGCGGTGCATCGCGTCCAGATACCTGACTTGCTGACTTACGCTCATCAGCCGGGTCACGCCAAAATCAAACGGCTCCATCATCAGCGCCATTTTAGTTTCGTAGGGCAGGCCGCGAATATTAGCGTCATAGGCGGTGCGGAATAGTGGGTTTTCAGCCCGGAGGATGGGAACGCCAAACCTTAGTTTGGCATCGCCCCGCACTTCCTCTGCCGTCCTGTCACCAAGCTGTTCTGCGACTTCCCCGCACCACAGCCGGTTTAGCCGGTTCTGATCTGCGGTGCGGGCCTTGCCGCTTTCCCATGATATGGTCAGGGGCATCTTGCGGGCCTGTAGTAGCGTCACAAGCGCGGCCAGATCGGCGGGGCTGCGAATAGTGCGCGATGCCATCAGCCCACCCCAATCGTTGACACGCCGCCGGCCAGATCGTTGCGGCGGTTTTCATAGGCATCGATGACCTTGTCGTGCAGATCGGGGTGCCCATCGGCAAACGCTTGAATGATCTTGGCGCGGCGTTCCCATTCATTCTCTAGCGCCTTGGCCCCGGTCTTTGCTTTGAAGTCGCGCACAATGGCGGCGCAAAACGCTTCTGCCTTCTGGCGTGGCGTGGCGTCGTCTGCGATGCTGTCCAACACGCTATCCCGCCAAGCGTCATGCAGGCCGCCTGTCGCGTGGTTCTGTGTCGGCTCCATCACCTTCGGTGCGGCCTTGGCGGCGGCGTTGCCGTCGTCGTCCTCCGGGGCAATCCCGGCCATAGCCATCAGCCCATAACGCCTGGCGTATGTGACCGCCGATCCGAAGCCCTGCATGTCATTTTTCCCGACAATCAAAGGGACGCGGCAATCCAGCGTTTCGCCCGATGCGTGAACAAACACGGTGCGGACAAACGTCCCGCTTTCGTCGCTGCCAATCGGCTGGATGACCGCAATTCCGTTGCGGTTCAGCGCGGGCATACATGCCGCCATGACGTTACCAAGATCGGCATATTTCGACTTGAAGTGCGGGTTGTTCGATTCCTTCAACGCTGGCCCCATTTCACGCTGTGCTGCGCAAAGCGCGCCCGCAATTGTGGTGTGTTGCGTTGCCGCTTCGGTGTTGATAGTTTCGTGTCTAGTCATCGTGTGGCCCTCCTTGGCCTGCTTTGATGGGCGGCGGCGTCATCCGTCGCCCGCTTTCCCAGATCAGAATGGGATAGAATCGAAATCCATGTTGTCGCGGGTCGCAGCCGATGTGGCCGCGCGCGTAGGTTCGCTGTCCTGATTTTCCGTGCGGTTGCCGGGGCCGTCCAACATCTCAAGTTTGGCGTCGAACCCCTGCAACACAATTTCCGTGGAATACCTGTCAGCGCCGGTCTGGTCCTGCCACTTGCGGGTTGCCAGTTTGCCGCTGATGTAAACCTTGCTTCCTTTTTTCAGGTATTTCGCGGCAAGGTTGGCAAGCCCTTCGCTGAAAATGGCGACGGATACCCATTCCGTTTTTTCCTTGCGTTCGCCCGTGGCTTTGTCTTTCCACGTTTCCGAAACAGCCAGCCGCAGATTGCAGACCTTGTTCCCGTTCTGGAATGTCCGCACATCGGGGTCAGCCCCAAGATTGCCGATGAATGTGCATTGATTGAGTGCCATCAGTTTTCCCTTTTCATTCCCATTGCCATCAGCGGGTTTGCTGCCCGCGCTGCGCGTAGCTGTCCCATTTCGGCACTGTCCGGCGCTACAATTTCTGTCCAGTGCGGGAGGTGTTCTTTGTTCTCGTCGTAAAGTTCGGCATCGCTACGGGCCATCGGGCGGCTTCGCACCGCATCAATCCGCTTTGGCGAAAACCCAATCCGGTTTAGCAATTCCGATGCGCGCGCCTTTTCGTCTGCCGTCCGTTCCGGCTTTGGAAGCGCAAGGCGATCATCGTCCTCTTGCCCTAACCGTGGCCTCGGCATCAGGCGGCGGCACAATTCGACAATTGCACCTGGGGCGGGTTTGCGGCGGGGTTCACTGGATAGGTAGTCAACGCAGGCCCCGTTGATTGCGTAGACGGGGAAACCCTTCAGCACGACATACCAATCCGCAGCTTGTGCCCTAAGAATATCCGGGTCGTCGTCCGGGCGGTAATAATGCGAGAGGAGCGTCACTATCCGGCCCATCAGCCATTCGCGCGTCGGATAGGATGCTGCGCCATGTGTCGTTCCATCCATTTGGCTTTGCCTTATGCTGAGAATTGTTGGACTTGCTGTTGCGCATCCAGTTTCGGAACGTGGCTCCCCAATCCATTTTGGTGCCGTCCCGGCCCGACTTGCCGACCCAGTAATCCCGAAACTTATCCGCCTCTAAACGGATGTGATCGTCCGACCAGCCTTCGCCGATAGCCCATTCGCCCCAATCCATCGGCAACACCCAATCCCTTGAAAGACGCGACCCGCGATTTTTTTGTGAAGAAGCTTTAGCTTCTTCTTTTATATCTGGTTCTGGTTCTGAAGAATGCTTTGGCAAAGCGGTGGCATTTGCTAAATGCGTATCATTGCTTTTCAATGACTTAGACAACCCGCCCTTGCGCCCTGCGCCTGCCCTCAACTCGCTTTTATCTCGCGCTTTTTCGTATTCTTTGCACAATCTGCGGTTGGTTATGATGCCATCGGTCACATCAAAAAAGCGGCCTATCGAAGCCCAAAGGTCATCCCAACGGCGCGCGCTAACACGGCAAATCCGGGCTAGTTTCTTGGCATCGTTCGGAAGCTTTGCGTCGTGACGCCACATCGTCATAAGCAGCAACAGGTAAGCGCCATGCTCTTCGCATGTCAGGTCCAGCGTGTCTGCCAGATAGTCGCCGACATAAAGTTGCATGAACGGTGCAGACGCCATGACTACGGTGCCGAACAAAATCGGATTGAAACGGGCGATGGAATCGCTATATTGACGGCATCAGCCATCGTGTCGGACCTCTCATTCAGGTTCCCGTGGTCAGGGTCGGGAGTGGCGTTGGTAGCGCCGCCCGACCCGCTAACTTTATCACCATTTCCGGTTGCATTGCAAGATGATTTACGCATTTTGCACCTCAACAATTACAGCGCCATTCTTGCGCGGTTCGGCCAGAATGTAGGTCTGGACGAAATGCCGATCATCAATTCCACAGGCGTCCATTAGCCCATCTTCGCCCGCTTTGAATCGCCCGATCAGGTTTGATTTGTCATGCAGGCGGGCGGTTGGCGGGTGGAATGTGATTGTCATTGGCAGGCAATCCATTTCCATCGGATAAAGCCCTTGCGCCCGCGCCCGCCAACCGCATTCGGCCCGATAGGACGCTGTGGCTTTAGCCTTCACCGCCCAATGGACACGGCCATTCGGTGACAGTTCTTTAGGCGGGAATGGCAGGGTGATAATCATCAACTGCCCCTCAGAATTTCAATGCGGCGTGTTGCGATTAGCGCCTGTTCGCCGGGCCACATCCCATCGCGCGCGGCCTGATCTGAATACCCGTCCAGTTCGGCCAGCGTCCGAATGCGCCGGATAATTGCGGCCTTGGCGGATTGTTCCTGCACGGTCATATCAGCGCGCATCATAGGCACCGGGCGGTGATGTCGCGCAGACGCTGCCATAGGTGCGCCGTGGGCTGGTGACGCTTGCGGGCCTGTCTGACGGCGTAGAGCAAGGCAACGCGCTGGCACTGTGCCAGAAGCGCGTCGTCGGTAATAAAAGCCCCTTGCCGACCGGGAAGGAGGTCAGCCGACAAGGGGACGCCCACGGGGGCAGTTTCCGCCGCAAACCTTGGGAGGTGAGACATAGCGACGGGGGAAAGGGGGGCGGTCATTGCAGCACCGCCGACAGCGCCAGCAGCGCCCAGACAACGGATTGAAAGGCATATGCCGCCAGCGTTACAAACACGATGACACATGCGCTGAATAGGACGACCCAAATCGCAAAGATCAGAATTGCGCCGAAAATATCGCCAAGGATGTTCATTCTGCGGCCTCACGTTTGGCGATCACGCCGCGAATTAACGACACAACCCAATCGTCAAAATCGCCGATCCCTTGTTCGTAATACGGCGGTTCTAGCCCGTATTTAGCCAAGATCGCGTTTATGACGGCCTCTAAAGCATCGTTGCGAATTATCACCGCGTCGTGCAGATCAGAGCGGACATATTCCTGCACAATATCTGCGGGCGTATCAGCCCACGGCTCACTAACTATTTCGGTCCACGGCGTAGCGCCGTGGCTAACCCAAATACGCTTTTGCGCAGCTATCATTAACTCATTCCTTCCCGCGTGATGCGAATGACGCCTTGCGCGCCCTCTTCGACCGATATTGTTGCGGGAATTGCGATGTATCCGGGCGGGGGCTGCACGATCAGCGTGTCAGGCGCGTCACCGGCTTCCTGCATAACGATTGCCAGAACCGTTACGCCCGAGTCCGTCAGCATGACGTTGAAATCACGCTGTCCGGTGGTCAGTTCATTGCGAAACGTGACAACGCCGCCGCTGTAATCGACCGCGGCGGCGCCCCAATTATGGACTTCGGCGGATGCGGGCGTGGCGATAAGGGCGAAGGCAAGCGGGCGGATCATTCTGCGGCCATCCCGAACAATGACGCGCAAGAACGTTCTGCATCGACCAGGTTCTTTTCGGCTTGCGCGGCGTATTCCGGCTTTAACTCAAAACCGAGATAGCGACGGCCCATCTTGACCGCCTGATAGCCTGTCGACCCAATGCCATTGAAAGGGTCCATAACCACGTCCCCAGGCTTGCTGTATAGCCGCAGGCAGTTTTCAATGGTGTCCAATTGCAGCGGGCAAACGTGGCGTTCATCATCCGGTGATTTCATTCGGTTCAAAACGTTGCCTTGCTGGATATTCATCCAGACGGGGCTTGCCAGTTTCTGCCATTCATAAACGTCAAATTCGACATGGCGGATCATCTCTGTCAATACTGCGTCAGACGGCGTTGCGCTCGCCAGCCCTTGCCGGTGCATGTTTGCCAGCCATGCTTTTGCAATCGGCAAAGCCGCTTTCGCGTCACCCGGTGCGGCGTGTTCAATGCGGTCAGGGTTGTCACCCGGCGCGCGGAAAAACAGCATGTAATCGGGCATCCCGACGCGGTTCATGCTGCTGTCTTTGCGGATTTGCTTGAATAGCAACCCTAGCGCCTTTGTGCGCTGCATTTCGACAACCGGATCTTTCCAGATCGTCACCCGACCATGGTAGATCATCCCGGCATCAGTATGCGCCTTGATAAGGTCGCCAGAGAAGTCTTGCAGACCAATCGCCCCGTCGCGCCCCTTGCGCATCGGCAGATCGGTGCAATGGACGCAAACGATCCGGCCCGGTTTCATGACGCGGGTCAATGCCTCTGCGAAAAACTTGTATTGGTTGATGAATGCTTGCCCGGTGCCAGCGTTGCCAAGGTCACGCTCACTGTCAGAATAAACAAACAGATCACCGAAAGGCGGGCTGAAAATGGCGCAGTCAATTGACTGTTCAGGCATCGCATACATGCCTTCAATGCAGTCAGAATTATGGACGGCCCAACCGGCCCCGGAATATTCAGGCTGTTTCACGGTTCTCTCCCGATGATTTGATCCAAGCGGGGAAAGCCAATTCTAGTGGCCTCTCATATTTTACCCGCGTTTCAGTGTTTGATTGTGCTTTGCGCATGGCGTCGGCCATCCGGCGTTTCATCTCGTCATGCTTTTTGGATTTGACGTTGATGATTTCCCATATTGATGCCTCGGTGTCAGAGATCACGATGTCATTGCGGACACGTTCTGACTGACCGAACCGATGCGACCGGCGCACAGCCTGATAGTGCTGCTCGTATGAAAAACTGATCGAGGCAAAAACTGCATGTGCGCAATGCTGCCAGTTGACGCCAAAACCGGCCAACTTTGGCTTGGTCACGATCACGCGGTATTCACCGTCTGCGAATGCCAGCAACCGACGCTCTTTTTCGTCAGCGTCTAATGCCCCGTGGACTTCGACAGCGCCGGGAATCATCTTTGCCAGTGTCGCGCTTTCGTCGTTCGTTTCGCACCAGACAGTCACCGGCTTGTCATGGGTTGCCAAATCGGCGGCGCGTTCGCACCGTTGACGCAATGTCAGCCGCTTTTCCTCGTGGAATGACGTGGCCGACATTTCAGGGATGCGAAACAGCATCCCTTGCGCGATGTTCTGCATCCGGTCTGCAGCAACCTCATAGATGTGCCGGTCAATATCGGGCAGAACGTATCCGGTATCGTCGCCGCCAAGGTCAGACGGCATCGTGGCACAACGTGACCACGACGCGACAAACTGCCAGAAGTCATCAACCGCATGGCCCTTCAAACGCCAGTCTTGCGATGCCGTCGCGGTGTCATTGATAAACCACTTGGACAGCATTTCTTGTTGACGCATGACGCCAAGAAACTCTGCATGGTTGCCCAGTTCTGTGTGATCGTTCGGGGATGGCGTTGCGGTTGCGGCCAGCTTGTATGGCGTGTCGATAAATGCCGACTGGATCAACGCCCGCGTCTTGCTGGCGTAGCTTTTCAGGATGCTGCTTTCATCCAGAATGACCGCGCCGAACGTTGTCGGGTCCAACTTGGCAAGGCGCTCATAGTTTGCGACCATGACGCCGGAACCGACTTCCGACTGCTCCCGGATTTGTCGCGCATCAATGCCGAATTTCTGGCCCTCGCGGACCATCTGACCGGCAACCGCAAGCGGCGTCAGGATCAGCGACGGCTTGCCGGTTTCATCCGCGCATTGCCGCGCAAATTCCAGTTCAATGAATGATTTGCCAAGTCCGGTATCAAGGAAAGCCGCTGACTTTCCGCGATCCAGTGCAAACCGGATGACGGCATCCTGATGCGCCTTGGCAAGCGGGTTGATCGGCTTTGCATCAAACCCTGCTTTGACCGTTGATGATGCGCGGGATGCGATGAACGCGCGATACTCTTGCAGGCTCATTCCCCCATCCCCCACAGATCGGCGGGGATGCCAGTGATTGCTTCTATATCCACCACGTCACCGCCTTCCAAACCGCCGCCACAACCCCCCCAAACGTGATGATTGCCGACGCATAAATCCACCACGGCGGGGGCCAAATCCAGTCCTGTTCCGTGTGCAT